TAATAATAATTACAAATAATTTAATTATTATTATTTATCTATTTACTAACTTTTAATTCTATTTATTTTCTAACTTTTTATTTGTCGTTTCTATTTATAACTAATATTATTTATCTCTTCTTCTCTTCTTCGCTGTAAAGCTTCCACACTTGTCTCACCTTCCTTAAGTTTATCCGTTTTATAATCCGTATCGTCTTGAGGTAATTTCATAGGCAAGTTCATTGAATCATCCAATGTAACATAGTTGTGCATTTGCCTTAACCCTCCACCACCCTTAACACTTAATTCTGAATCCGATTGATCTAAAAAACTAAAATTATCGGAAACAATACCGCCTCCAAATCCGCCAAATGAACCAAAGCCATCTTGGAAATTATTAGGCTCCATATTATTCTTGGTTGCTTGTTGAACTTGCTGTTGGGTTTGTGGTTTTAAATGTTTGTATATATCATCACCATAAATAACCTTGTAATTTTGATTTAATAATAGAAGAGCAGGGACTCTAGTAACATTTTCAGGCATAATAATTTGCTGTCCTGTTTGGAGAATAATAAATACTTTCCCATTGGCATCCTTAACTCGTTTATCAATACAAATAAAATGTATATCCTTGGCATTTTGAGTTTTAGTGATAGTTTGTAATACTTTTTTGGAAGGTTCGCAATAGTTACTATAATATAAAATACAACTCATTTAATATTCCTTAAGTTTTTTTCAACGAGTTTTTAACTAATTTTCCATCTTTTAAAAAAGATGGAGTCAAAATATACATTTCCATCTTTTAAAAAAGATGGAGTCAAAATATACCTTTCCATCTTTTAAGAAAAGTATAGTAAATAAGTTTAAAGTATCTTTTGTTATACTTTTCTTACACCTTTTCTCATTTCAAACGCCAATTTTGAAATGATATTTATAAATAATTCTTCTTAATTTTCCGTGTTTTATTTTTCGCTACATATTTTTCTGGTTTGTGTCGTATTCTTGTAATTTTTAATGTAATATTATTATCTTTTATAATTCGGTTAATGTGAGATTTATTCAAATCTACATCAGGGTATTTATTTTTCAATAAATATAATAAATCTTCAATAGTAATAGTTTTATTTTTCTTTAATTCTTGTAATAAGAAATTAACATATTCTTTATTTACCTTATATGCTACTGGTTTCATATAATGAATATCAACATTACCATCTTTTTTATATCTTTCAACCTATTGCATTAGACTTCTACGAGAACATTTAAATATTTTACATACTTCTTCTTGTGTTTTATCTTCAACTAAATAATATTTCACCGCAGTTAATTTATAATCATAGCTTTTACGAGACATTATTTATATTATTATAATATTAATATAAATAGGCACATATTTTTAAGGCATTTTTTATTTTATAAATAAAATTGATTTAAAGATTTGCCTTTATTATATATATAAATGATACAAATGACATATCTACACGATAAAATAAATACGTTTTTCAAAAAAAGAAATGAAATATTTAAAAAACCGCTTGAAAAAATTATAAATATTATGTTAAATAAGTGTAAATATATTAATGGAGAAAGTTTAGAAAGACATAATTGGGGAAATAATCCAATTAAATTAAAACATATACCAAAAAACATTAATTTACCTTCATTTGAAGAAGATTTATTAAATTCACTAAATTTAGAAGATAATGAAAAATCAATAGTAGAATTATTATGGGGAGACATACAGCTTGGAAAAAGAGTTCAAGCATGTATAATTATGTGGATTTCGGTTCATATACTAAAAAGACCAGTTTTATACATTTTTAGAAATTTAACAATAGATCAAAAACAATTACAAGATGATATAGTTGGAACAGAAAATTACAATTTTAATATTCAATTTATAAAAACATTATTTCAAGAATTTAATAATGAACTTCAAGAATATTTTGAGGAAACAAATGTTGAATATTGGAAAGATTATAAACTTCCAGAACTAAAAGATATAAATAGTAATGATATTATTAATAAATTAAGTAATAAAGAAGCAATCAATTCTAATGATATATTTTGTTGTTTAATGAACCATACTCAGTTAGCAAAACTAAATACGAAATTTAGTGAGTATATATATTATAATGATGAACTTGTTAATATAACTACATTAGTTGATGAAAGTGATTTAATGAGCCCTACATCTTCAAATGATAGAAGTAATGATAATGATAAAAAGGATTCTACCGCATGTGAAATATTGCTTGCCAAAATATATAAAAAAGTAAAATATGCACTACATATTACAGGCACGGCACATTCATTGTTATATAATATAACAACCAGATTAAGCGACCATACTGATATACAAATTAAAATATCAAAGGTTCATAAAATGAAAAGGTCAAATGATTATTTTGGATTATTTAATGGTTCTATAAATTTTAACACTACACTTGTTGAATCATGGTGGGATTATCAAGATATAGAAAATCACAAAAAAAAAACATGTTATGATATTGTTGAAGATTATAATATAAATATAAAAAAAATAATAGAAGAAATACTAAAAAGACCTACAAGTAAATATAATTCATTATTGATAAGTGAAGAAAAAATAAGAGCTAATCAATTTTGTTTAGTAGATAAAATAATTAAAGATTATCCCAATCTATTTATCATAATATACCATGGAAATTGTTTAAGATTATATGTTTCAAAAAATTATGAAAAGGAAATTAAATATTGGTCTAAATGGGACTCAAAACAATCATCAACAAGTCAAAGATTATGGCAATTAGGAGGAGTATATGGTTCATCTATAGATACTGAAAAATCTGAAAAACTACCTAATAATTATTGCTATTTCAATATAAATACAAAAATATTAAATATAAAATTTGTTTATAAATTATTAAGAATATTATTTGAAAAAAGTGATACCCCAATTTTATGTAAAACAATTATAACAATAACAGGTAAATATGGAGAAAGGGGATATTCTTTTACAAGCGACGATTATGATAATTATTCACTACATTTAACAGACCAGTATTTTGTGTCTCACGCATCATTAAATTGCACTGATATTTCACAACGATTACGATTACAAGGAAAATATAATGATTTAGACCTTAAAAATGGAAGTATGAAACTTACGTTATGGACTACTCCTGAATTACAAGATATAATACAGAATTTTTATGTTAAATTTATAAAAGAAATAGAAAATTTTGTTATGGGTTGTGAGAATTGGGAAGATATTAAAGATTTATTAGAGAGTATAATAGATAATGGTGATTTTAAGTTTGGTAAATATATGAAATATATTGATGTATCAAAGAAACGAAAAAATTTAAAACCAATTAAACATTATGACAGCAAAAATAATGGTTATAAATTAATTGTTAGTGATGATATGACTGAGACTGAAATAAGTGAATGGTGTAAAGAAACTAAATTACCTGATTATATATGTATTAATAATGTTGAAGAAATGGATATTAATGACTTTATTGATAAATATGGAAATTATATAATAAAACAAGAATTTCGTAAATTAGATAATTTAACATTTGAAGAAATAAATAAAAATATTGATGATGTTTCTAAAGAGAGTAAATTAAAATTAGGGCATATATCTAACAAATGGTTAGAACTGAGATTAAAACAATACGCCGAACTTGGTTATTATCCTGAAAGTTATAGAGGTTCTTTGCAAAAAATACTAACAACAGATTTAGCAGCATCAAATGATATAACGAGATTTGGTGAATTAACAGATACAAATATACAAAATAGAAAAGGACAAGATGGAAAAAGGAGAGTTCATACTTGCTATAATGAAGATAACGAGTTATATATATGTATATCGTTACTTACTACAGAAAAAAAATTACCCAAACAGACAAACGACTATATAAAAAAAACTCCATACATCGTTAATGTTGATAAAGTAAAATATTCGGTTCTTAAAGAAGAATATAAACAACAAAATACTCACGGATATACAAATAAAGATGGAGATGATTTTATAGAAGATGACAATAAGTTTCCAGAAAAATATTATTGGAAAACTCCTGATGGTTGGTTGTATTTGTATAATAAAGATAAACCAGAAATTATTTCGTTAGATATAGTAGCTCCTCTACCTGTTAAAAATGTTATACAATCAAACATTTCAATAGAACCATTAATTAATAGTGATATATTGCTATTTGCAAATTCGTGTTGTAAAAAAACGGACAAACTAAATTTACGATTTGGATTAAAAGATATATTCAAAATATATGAAACATGGTGTAAAATAAATGGAAAAAAATGTTTGAAAACACAGAAAAAATTTAAGGAGGAGTTTGAAAAAATAAATTATAAAGAAGAAAACAGCAAAGGTATTGATGTAAATAATAAACCAGGCAAACGAGGTTATAATATTATGGTTTCATTATAATTTAACTTAAAAGTAATTTACAAATATTAATAATATGAAAGATTATATTATTAATTGTTTTATTTTACAGGATAAAAACACACTATCAGATATATATAATTATATAAAATTTCGGTATGA